CCAAAGCCAATTTATGACATCATATCTTAAGGCATCTAGTGGATCTTCCCGTCCATCCTTTTTTGGCAATTCTTTGTTATCCCAAGAATAAGATAAGATTGCTTTCCTAAAAGAATTCCCAGTGGTCTTTTCTCCACCTTCCCAAACCTCTCTTGTACAAAGAATTTTCCTTTGGCCAATGAGTCTTTTCACTCTTAGAATTCCATTCATTACATCAGTTCTAATTGGATCAGTAACCCATTTAAAAGGGATTCCAATTCCCCCTTCATTTGGATCAAGTTTCAATTCTCTAAATGCTGATTGTGCTGTACGATCTGATCTTTGAGAACCTGCTTTATCACCACTCGCACCATCTAAAAGAATCGTATTGGGGAAGCGGTCTTTTAATTCTCTTGGTGCTGCTTTCTTTAAAATGAGTTTTGCCAACTCGTTCAAGGTGCATTCTTGGGGGTTGAGTTCTGCACAAATAACATCAGCTTGAAGATTGGGATCATGGACCAAGATTAAAACACTTGGTTTTCTAAACCCAAAGTCAATAACAATTCGACCACTCCAATTTGGGTTATATTCCCACCCGTCTATGATATGGGATTGAGTCCATTCTGAATAAATCATTCCTGCTTTGGGTCTTGGTTGATTTTCAATCATTGCCAAGCGCTCTTCTTCAGGAAGGTTTTTAGTAGCTTCAAACCAATCTTCACTTAAATTCGCTTTATTTACATGACTTGAAAAAAAGATAGGTTGACAATTTGCCTTCAAAGCCATCTCAACCCACCACGCCCCCCAAACTGGCAACCCTACCATAATTAACTTTGGAGTTGGTCCACTTCTCAAGCGTCCCAATGCTTTAAATGCTACCTCTTCAGTCAACATTTGGCATTCATCAATGACTGCTAAACCTGAAGTAATGTTCAACCCTTCCAATGAGTTTTGTGAAGCGTCTTGTGTACCAGGTCTAAAATAAGATCTAGTCCAAATTACATGATTGTTTGGGGTTACCCATTTACCTTCAAGTGAATGATAAACCCAACCTTCCTTTGTCATCCACTTTTGAATTTCAGGTGCTAAAACTTGTCTGTATCTCCCCGCGGTATCAGTGATTAGGAGGGAAGATTTATTTGGGTTCTTTTCACTCCATAAGGCCAAAGCAAAAACTAAAGCGCTTGTCTTTCCTGATCCCCAACCTGCACGAACTGCAATAAAATTATCATCAGATAAAAGTAATCTTTTAATCAAAGTCAATTGAAGATCATTCAGATTCAACATCATCATCATCCTTTGATTCAACTGGTGCTTCAATCCCCTTTATTTGTCGGACCATTTCTTCAACGATAGATTTCTTATCTTCTCCCCTTGTGATTTCAAGGGTTTGTTTTTCCCCAAACTCTTCAGAAAATAGTTTTTCAAGAAGCTTTAATGCTGCTTTCCAATCCCTATCGTTGATGGCTGCGGTTGCTAAAACATCAACAAGTCTTGATCTAAGGCTTAATCCTGCTTGTTCGATTTCCAATTGAAACTTGGAATCTTCCTTTATCCAATTCCTAAATGTTTTATAATCGATTCCAACAAGTATAGCTGCTTGAGTTGGTCTATTGCCTTTGGCGATGAAATTTAATATCTCTTCTTTTTTGATTTGTTTTCTATCTAGTGGTTGATCACTTGATTCAATCAATTGTTCAACTTTCTCAATCACTGATTCAACAACTTCAACTTTTTTAGCATTTTGTTTAAGTTGTTTAAGTTTATCTAAACTCATTTTTTATTATCCAACTTGTAAATTTTTTTAGATATTTTTTCAATTCCTCCTTCAACATCGACTTCATTTAAATACTCAATTACATCAGCGGGGGGAGCGTCCAAAACTGCAATTAAACTTGCTTCTATTACATTTGAAGGCAAACAATCCAAACTAGTGGCCAAATCATTTACTTTGTCAATAACTACTTCTGGCAAGTATGCAGTAAAGCTTTTTCTCTTATTCGTTTTTCTCATCTTGACCATCCAATAAATAAAATTTGGTTGCTTCAAGTTTCCAATAAGTGACTGCTTTATCTTGACTTTGAGTTTGATTAAACCCTTGATTTGATGGTTGAGTTTTGTAGCTTGTCATTTTACCTTCAACACAAACAAGGCTTCCCTTCTTGATCATTGAAGCAGCTCTTTGTGCTGTTGAATCAGTCCCCCAACTGACAATCTCAACATTGAACCAAGTGGTGGGATCAGTTTTCTTTGCTTGATATGCAATTGAGCCAATGGCCTTATTAAAGTTTGGGGATACGCTTTTGAATTGGAAATCATTTCCTGATCTTCCAACTAATACGATTGAATTAATCATCTTTACTTCCTTTGAATTGATTGTGTTTGAAATAAAAACACTTTACCAAGGTTTTTCATTCTAAAAACATTCTAAAAAAATTCTAAAAAAATTCTAAAAACATTCTATCTTTTTTCAAGGAGAAAATCATGAATGAAATATCAGTTTATGATGGTTATGTTCGGATCAATCAAGATTCAGTCTTGGGTTCTGATTTAGCAGTTGTTAATTGTGCACGGGTATCTTATGACAAGTTATCTTTGGCTTGGAGTGAAAAAGATGAAAAGCTTTTAAGGTATCTTTGGGAAAATAAGCACACTTCACCCTTCAGACATTCTTTCATTAGGTTTGAAATTAAAGCGCCCATCTTTGTTCTTCGTCAATGGATGAAACACCAAGTTGGCTGTTCATGGAATGAAATTAGTGCAAGATATGTTGAAATGCCTGAAGATGAAGCTTTTTATCCTATCTCTTGGAGATATCAGGATTCAAAAAATAAACAATCGTCTACTGGTGATCTACCTATTCAAGATCAAGATGAAGCAATGGATTTATTGCATGAGTCTTATAAGGTTTCATATCGCAATTATAAGAAGCTAATTGAATTGGGAGTATGCAGAGAACAAGCAAGAGTTTTACTTCCTGTTGGAATGTACTCCAAAGCAGTTTGGACTGCTTCCCTTCAAGCAATAATGAACTTCCTTGAATTGAGATTAGATCATCATGCTCAAAAAGAGATTAGAGATTATGCTGAAGCCGTGCTAAATTTAACCAGTTCCTATTTCCCAAAGTCAATGGAGCTTATTAAATGCAATCATGCCTTAAGTGCGGTGAAATTCTTCAAGGATTAGATTATTTACAAGGGTTTGAATTTAGGTTTTGTTCTAGATGTTTGACGATTGAACATTATGAAGATTTAGAGTTTTTAGATGAAACACTAGATCCTGAAGAGGAAGATGATAATGATTGATTTTACTTTGATTTGTTTTTATTTGGCTTCATTAGCTGAACCAATCCCCAAAGAACATAGAGTCAATACTTGCCTTGAAGTTGCACAAACTGCAGTTGAATATAAGATTGATCCTTATTTGGCTTTGGCTTTAGCTTATCATGAATCAAGATTTGATAAAGATGTTATTTCTCCAGTTGGTGCAGTTGGACCAATGCAAATTATGAGAAGGTTTATTGCTTGCAAAGAATGTTCTGATATTGAAGCGGGGATGATTGCATTAAGATATTGGCTTGATAGATCTAAAACCACTTGTGAAGCAATTGGTAAATATGTAGTTGGCAATAATGGAAAATGTGGCCCCTATTCAAAAAAAGTAATTTCACTATCCAAAGAATTAAATTGTGCAAAGTCAAAGAAGGACTTTTGCTTTACTTGTTAAAGGTCAAAATGAATAAAACAATGATTGAAATTGCAGTGATGATTTCTTCCCAATCCCCCTGCAGTCGTGCAAAAGTAGGAGCAATCATCTTTAGAGAAGATAGAAAGACAATCTTATCAACTGGCTTTAATGGTCAAGCTAGAAAGTCAAAGCTTGATTTGTGCAATGGTCCTACTTGCAAGAGGAATGATCTAAATATCCCAAGTGGTGAACAAATTGAAGTAGGTTGTATCCATGCAGAAATGAATGCAATAAGTAACGCTGCTTTTGAGGGAATTGCAATTGAAGAAGCTTCTATCTTGGTTACTGCTCCCCCTTGTCTGATTTGCTCAAAATTGATTACCCAAAGCGGTCTAAAGAAGGTTTATTATATTGGTGGTGATAGGTGGATCAATTCGGGCTTGGATTACCTCAAAGAAAACAATATAGAACTGATCCCATTAATCTAAAATCAAAGTCATTTTTTCTTTCTCAATTATCTCCTGAATGACTTCATTATCAATTCCTTGTCTATCGATAAAATAAACCTCAATATCAGGTCTATGAATATGCTTTGGATATTCTTTTATCTTTGCTGCATTAACGAACATAAAAGTAAACTCTTTAGGATGCTCAAAAACAAGCGCTGAAATGATTCTAGAGAACATTGCTTGTTCTGATCTACCAAACTTATATAAAACTTCTTTAAAACGATTTAAATCGTCAAGCATTGATTGAATCTCAATCAATCTTTGATCATCACAAACCAATGATGCTGACCCCATTTTAATCAAATCAAATGGTAATCCATCAAGACAAGCAAAAGTCTTGGGCTTCTTAGAACGATTATGAGGAATACAACCACCGCCAAATGCTTTTTGAATTGTGGCCTTATTGAATAAATAATCTCCTGGCTTGAAAAGAGTATGATGAAAATCAGTTGGTGCTTTTTCAATAATTTCATTCTTAAGATCATCCCCTTTTTCATAGCTTACTTTCTCAAAATCTTGTCTTTCGCTAGTTTCACTAAATAACCCTTTAGGGTTATTCATATTTATATCCTTAGTTGGCTTAGGATAAGCGGGCTTAAGTAAAGCCGGCTTAACTTCAGCTGAATCAGCTTGTTTTTTGTTGCCTTTTTTAGCGTTTGATTGTTGGCTTGTTTCAACTGGTACTTTGCAATATCGATTGAAGAAGTCATTATAATCAATATCCAAAGATGCAAACCCTTTGAGGTCAATGGCCCTTTGCTTTCCCACCTTTGGAATAAATTTCATATCCACTTCAATAAGCTTTTTACCCCCAATCTCAACCAGTGCAAGATGATCTAAAGCATTTCTTATCTGATATTCGGTCAATCCATTGTTTCCTATCCATTGATTAGTTGCTTCTTTGCCTTCCAAAAGTGAATGTTCTCTTTGTCTTTGTTGATAGATTTCCAATAGACGGATGACAAGTCTTAAGCCATTGGCTATTGAATTTATTTGGGGGTGTTTGGCTGCATTGATTGCGATTCTGATAAAGTTTAGGTTCATTGGTCTATCCTTGTTTGTTGGATAAACATATCAAATTCAATATCTTTTAGAAAGTTTTTTCTTGCTTTTAGAAAGTTTTTTCTTGCTTTTAGAAAGTTTTTTCTTGCTTTATGGAAAAGATATGTATATATTTAGATTGTCTTTAAAGGAGGCAATCTTATGAATAAGAAGTCATTAAAACTTCAAGAAATTACTGGTTTATCCATTAATCAAATCGCAACTAAGCTTAATTGCACTACTCAAAACATTAATCTACATATTAAAGAAGATTCAATGGTTTCAACAAGAATTGCATTAAAGCTTGAACAAGCAACTGGTGTTAATCACCAATTTTTTCTATACCCCTATCCCCTATGTTTGCAATTTGCAGTAAAGGTAAAATAAAAATGAATAATCAACAATTTGACAATGACTTTGATGCGCCAATCTTTGATGAAGATCCTATCCCTCCAACTGGTGGCCCTGAATGTGGTATATTCCCAATAATCGTTTTACAAAAGAAGCCAACTTTAAAAGATCAAGTTTTAGAAACCATTATAATTAGCTTTTCTATGCTTGTTTTTTTTGCAATGGGTTATGTTTGTTTGGTTTGGTTGGGGATGATGAAATAAGATCATGGAATATACTTTAGATAATCTACTTGAGGACTCAAGATCAGAACAATATAAATCATATATGATTCGTGGAATGTATATTATCATTTCTTTAGTGCATTCAATGGATAGGGATATTCAAAATACAATCCTAAGTCATATCACCCATGAAGCTTTGATGGCAAATTCTACCTATCGTATGATTTTTAGAATGTGCATTCGATTAAGAGAAAAACAAAGAAGAGAGCATATTGATCAAGCATTTGATTTTTTATCTGTGTATGAAGAATATAAACTGCGATATGATGCTAATAAAAAAGATCTTCCTGATATGGATGATCATGAAACAGTCTTGACCTTTTTATGTAGGACTGCAACTTATCCAATATTTCCAGGGCCTGATTATGCAGCGCTTCAATGTGATACTTATGTTGACTATATCATCCAAGTTGGTTTGACAAGAACTTCTCTTTTAAAAGCGGAAATGATCCAAGTAGTTGGATTAGATGAAGCAAATGAGATTGAAAGAAAATGTTTAGATTTGTTGGCATCTTGCAAGTTGAAAAAACAAGAAACAATGCTTGATCAAGTCTTAAGTACACTAGAATCAATCTATAATCATGATCCTGGTTTATCCACTGGTTTAAATGATCTTGATAGATTAACAAAGCTCCAAAAAGGTTGTTTATATATCATAGCAGGAAGGCCTGCTATGGGAAAAACTGCTGTTGCGCTTCATCTTGCTCAATTGCAGCATGGAAAGAAGACTTTATTTATTTCTTTAGAAATGCCCAAAGATCAATTGATAAAGCGTCTACTTTCATCAGTTGGGGGAATAAGTCATTCTTTACTTAGTTCAGGAATGCAGGGAGCAACAAATAAAGATCTTGATATGTTGGCTAGTGCTTCTAGTAAAGTTGGGGGATTGAACTTGATGATTTTTGATGATAGTGCTTTATCCATTAGCGCTTTGATTGATAGATGTACTAAATTAAAGCAAACAACTAATATTGCATCAATGCAAACTGCTTTAGATATTATGAAGCAATCATTGGGTGATATTTCTGAAGATGATCTTAATAAATT